ACGTTATGCAAAACCTTTTGAAACACTACAGATTAAAATTCCATACGAAACAGGTATGAACCCTTATAGCGGTCTTGCTGATCTTTTTGAGAAAGCAGGACTATTAGTACAACAAGGTAATCGACTAAAGTGGGTCGATCCAACTACCGGAGAAGAGTTCGTATTCTACCGAAAAGATTGGATAGATGATAAATTAGATATGATAATGAAGAATTATCATTTAACTAAAAAATCAATGCCCATTTTAGAGGAGAACAAAGAAGATGTTGAATGAGACACAAATTGGTGATATTTGGCTTTTGTTTAAAGAATATGTAGACAAAAAAGTACAAGATGCAGCCGCTGAAAGATTTGTTGATTTAATGGCAGATCACGGTGTGAGTGATAAAATTTTTGAAGATGCGCTAGGTTCATGCGACATGCTCGACGATGCTATCAATTACTATCTTGACAAGGATTCTGATGACGAAGAGCCAGAGTACTACGAAGACGACGAAGATTATTAAGTATGTGGTATTCTAAGATAAGCAAAGACATTTCTTACATTCCTGACGCTGTTGAATACTTCAATGCCGAATTACAGGCTGCAAAGTTAGATGCTCGCATAGCGGGGAATATTGAAAAGGCAGCAGCCAGTATGCCAGGCGTCGTGGAACATAGGTTTAACCAATTGCAAGAAATTGAAGCTATCTTAGAATATCTCAACATTGAACTTCGCCGTCTTAGAAGTATGCATTTTCGAAAATATCTCGAAAATTACCAACGTGCTCTAAGTAGTAGAGACTGCGAAAAATTTGTAGAAGGTGAAGTTGACGTTGTTGACTTTGAAAAAATCATTAATGAGTTTGCCTTGTTAAGAAATCGATGGCTAGGCATCACTAAGGCGCTAGATCAAAAGCAATGGCAACTGACCAACATTGTAAAACTGCGGATTGCCGGAATGGAAGACGCATCAATTTAATTCTTGACTTTCTAATTGTAATGTGTTAAAATTACTTTATGATTACAATTGATAATTTACTCTTACAAATTGAAAATTACGGATTTGAAAAATTCACGTTGTCTATTTCCAGACGTGACCTACGTATTTTAAGAAATTTGGCAAATCTGGTAAAATCTCCAAATTTTATCACCGAAAATCAAAGTAAGTTATTAATTAAATTACTAACTGAAAATTTTAAACACTTAAATTTTCTAGGGTCTAAGTTACCCGAATCACTGGATGACCCGTGTTGGTCCAAACAATTTAGAGATAGTGACGATCCTAAAAAAATCACCATTTTTAGCGTCAATGACGAAAAATTCATAAAAATTGAGACCGTTTTAAATTCATACATTACAAAAATAATTGCAAGTATAGAAAAAAATGGTGGCAGTAATATAAACACACACAACAGTAAAACAGCGTTAGTACCGTTATCAGAAAAAAACGTAGTGTTAACAGTAGATGCGTTTAGACCTGAAAATTTTGATATTTCTGATGAAATTTTGGTATTTTATAATACCATCACATCATGGTCTAAAGATGAAATGGCATCAAAATTTCAACTTGAGACCCTGGACAACAAAAAAATCCTAAACAAGTTAGAAGACGAATTAGAGTTAAACTCATCCACTGACGAACTCCTTTTTGCAGACCGAAAAATTCGGTATCAATACCAATTTTCACCAAAAACTGAGCCTAGCACCTTAAAAGAAATCATTGCCCATAGGACGTCAAACAAGGTTTTCGTTGAGTCAACAAAATATAATTTTGAAGAATTAGTTGACTCTTTAGTGGCCTTGAAAAAATTGCCAATTTTGCTAGTTTTTAGTAATTTTTCAGAAAGTGAGTGCCTTAAGCAGATAGACATGCTGTCGGCAGTTTTAACTAAAAAGAATCTCATTGATGATGTGGGAATTTATTTTAGATTTAAGAATGTAGGTAAAGGACAAGATTTCAATCAACGAATTGCCACTAAGAAATTTAATAAACCATTAGATACTACCACAAAAATTGCCGGAGCAGTTAATGGAAAGCTGGCAAAATTTTTCCTAAAAACAGATTGGCGACCAAATAGTGTTATTACCTTTACTAATAGTTTAAGGCATAATAAAACTTCTGTCTATTGCAATAATTGTGATTTGATAGTATACTATACAGATAAATTACCATTAGTTATTAGCACATGACATGTAGATTGATTATTAAAGACGAAGTGAATATTAAGCTCGAAGGGCTTGATGTTGAAGCACGACGAAAGTTAGCAAATACCTTCAAATATGAAATACCTTATGCCAAATATCATCCTGCATACAAACTAGGTCGATGGGACGGCATGGTTAGTTTGTTTGGTCTAGGTGGTAACGGATACCTAAATCAAATGGAGAAAATTCTTGAGGTATTGAATAAATTAGGTGTTGAAATTGGAGAAATTGAAGACCTAAGACTCAAGCATGACTTAACATTTAATGCTGTAACAGAAACATATTGGGCCGATCAAGGTAAGGTGTGGCCTGTAGGTCATCCACAAGAAGGACAACCTATCATGCTTCGAGATTATCAAATTGAAGCTATCAATCTATTCTTGGAAAATCCACAAGCATTACAACAAATTGCCACAGGTGCGGGAAAAACAATTACCACTGCTACACTGGCACATCTCTGTGAAAAGATAGGAAGATCTATTGTTATTGTTCCTAATAAAAGTCTAGTAGAACAAACTGAAGAAGACTTTGTCAACGTGGGATTAGATGTCGGCGTATACTACGGTGACCGTAAAGATCTTAACAAAACTCACACTATATGTACATGGCAATCATTAAACATCTTAGATAAGAAAAGTAAGAATCTTGAACACAGCATAGTAACACTAGCTGAATTCCTTGACGGAGTTAAGACTGTTATTGTTGACGAGGTACATATGGCCAAGGCCGAAGTACTTAAAAATCTGCTTACACAAAACTTATCTAATGCGCCTATTCGCTGGGGACTAACAGGTACAGTTCCCAAAGAAGCATTTGAAAACGAAAGTATATTTGCCAGCATAGGACCAGTTATAGGTGGTATTAGTGCCCATGAATTACAAGAACGCGGTGTGTTATCAAACTGCCATGTTAATGTGGCACAGTTAGTTGATGTACAAGAATTTAGAAGTTATGCCGAAGAAAACAAATATCTTGTCACTGATGATCATAGGATGGCGTTTATTAGTAAACTAATTAATACAATATCAGAAAGTGGAAACACTCTAGTATTAGTTAATAGAATCGAGACGGGTAAATTTATAATAAACGAATTGCCAGAGGCTGTATTTGTATCCGGTGCAGTTAAAACTAAAGATCGTAAAGAAGAATATGACGAAATTAAAACAAGTGATAACAAGATTATTGTGGCGACTTATGGTGTGGCCGCTGTGGGTATTAATATCCCTAGGATTTTTAATATGGTTCTTTTGGAACCCGGAAAGAGCTTTGTTCGCGTTATACAAAGCATTGGCCGAGGTATTCGAAAAGCCGAAGACAAAGACTTCGTTCAAATCTGGGACATCACATCAACCTGTAAATATGCAAAAAAGCATCTTACAGAGAGGAAGAAATTTTATAAGGAAGCCAAATATCCGTTTACGATTGAAAAAGTAGACTGGCAAAAATAATTATGCATATATTAACATTAGACAACACAACATTTGAATTAAATAATCTTCCAGATGAGGTAGACGAAAACACTAGATTTGCAGTCTTAGATAACAGCGACCCTAAAGAACCTGATTTCTTTTTTATGCCTTTAATATTTCTTGAAAGTTTTAATGCACCCGCAATGGTACTTAGAATTGGCGAAGATGAAATTAGTATGCCATTAGATTGGTGTATAGCAGTTGGCGATAGTAGCAGTGCCAGCGATATTGAGATATTGCCATTGACCAGTTTAAATGATAGGGGATTTGAAGCTCTGGTGTTTAATCCACTTAGTAGTTTTAGAGTAGAGTTTAAACGAATTGAAATTATTAATTTTTACAATGACGTTAAATGGTACTTTCCAAAAATGAAGAATGGACAATTATTATCAGTTCCTACACAACTAGGACACAAACCAAATTGTTCATACTTTGTTAAAGAAATTAGTCGTCAAAGTGAAATTATACTATTAGATAAAATTTTGTAATATGGGAACGCTTAAACCGGGTGCAACTTATATCTACGAACGCAACGGCGAAGAAATATATGCCCGCGAGTTCGGTGAAACAGAACGTAAGTTGATTGGATACAAATACGAAATGGAAGGTAAACCCGATCCCCGTACCAGCGATGGCAGGCCGTTAATTGAGCAGATACGAGAAAGTAAGTTGTGGGGTGAAATTCATAGAGAAGCAAAGACCAATCCTGCTTTACAAAAGGCCCTAGATCGTGCTATACTAGTATATCGTTTAAGCAAAGATAAACCACAATGAGTGAAAAGATTGAACTAAAAGAAAAACTTGCAGCCATTGATGTCGGCTACAAAGGTCTGTGGGATGAGATGACAGATGAGCAACAAAAGGCTCTTAAAGGCGAATTCTTTATTCTTAATAGATTCATATCAAATGTTAAAGGCCAAAGCAGAGAAATACAAGAACATTTTGTATTAACTGTCAACGAGTACTACAATAAGCATTGGAATATATTACAGAAACATCCTAAATTATTGTGGCAATTATTGTGTATGTGCAGTCATGAAAGCAAGAAGATATTCTTTCACGAATGGATTAAACTAGAAAAAACTAAAGGTAGTACTAAGAGTGCTAAGTTTTTAATGGAGATACATCCTACGGCAAAAGTAGACGACATTGAAGTAATGTTACAACTAATGACTGGAAAAGAAATGCGAGAACTTGCTCGTCAGCACGGGTATGATGATAAACAAATTGAAAAATTGTTTAAATGATTTTAACTTTGAAACCTGTAAATAAAGACTTTATTTGTACACATTGTAACAGTGCCTTTATGAAAGAGAAGACACTGATTGTTCACATGTGCGAACAAAAGCGCAGGCACCTAGCAAAAAATGAAAAACATGTACAGCTAGGGTACGCAGCCTTTGTCAGATTCTATGAATTAGTACAGAAGTCAAAAGATATAAAAACATATGACGAATTCGCACGTAGTCCTTACTACAATGCATTTACAAAGTTTGGTAGTTTTATATCAAATATAAATCCTCTATATCCTGATCATTACATTGACTATGTATTGAAAAGCGGTGTAAAGTTGGATCATTGGTGCAGAGAAGAACTCTACGAAAAATATGTAATTAACTTAATTAAAACTGAAAATGTCGAAACTGCCATGGAAAGAAGCGTATCACATATGATGTCCTGGGCCGATACAAACAAGAGCCTATGGAATCATTATTTCAATTACGTAAGTCTTAGTAGGGCAACTTTTGACATTAAAGACGGCAAGGTAAGTCCTTGGTTAATGTTAAACTGCAAGTCGGGCAGAGATATGCTAGCCAAGTTCAGTGACGAGCAATTAGAAGCTGTGGGCAGTATAATTGATCCCGTGTTCTGGGGTAAGAAGTTTCGTACAAATTCTTTTGATATAGAACTAGTCCATAAAGTAGTTAAGGAGGCAAACTTGTAATGCCTGATATTGATATCGACTTTCCAGACAGAGAAATTGCATTAAATACGCTACAACATGTTACTGCGGTCATAAATGGTAGGGACGGTAGTTTAAAAAAACATAATACTGGAGTATACTGCCATTCTATTCCGTATAATCCTATTACAGGTTTTAGTACAATAGATTATAAAACAGCAGACGCCCGAGGATATTTTAAAATTGATTTTTTAAATGTAAGTGTATATAACGGCATAAAAGACGAAGCTCACTTGATTAGATTGATGGAGACTGAGCCGTTATGGGATCTATTAGAACAAGACGAATTTACAAATCTACTGTTCCATATAAACGGATATGGAGATGTATTACGGGCTATGAAGCCGATGAATATAGAACAATTAGCCGCAGTTTTAGCAATGATCCGACCGGCAAAGAAATATCTGATTGGGAAGACTTGGAACGAAGTGATGAAAGATATTTGGATTAAACCGGAGAATGATGACTATTACTTTAAAAAGTCACATGCTGTAGCTTATGCACAAGTAATTGCAGTACAGATGAATTTGATATGTGAATCGATTAGCTACGAGTTTATATAGAGCGTCTAACCAGTTGTACTGATTTGCGCTTTACTCGCTTTACAGTTAAATTCATAAGATTTACCACTGGCCCTAATACTATACGGGTATCTTTTGAATTAAAAGTTTTAATAGCATACCTAAAAGGTTCTATTGGTACTCTAAGAAAAATGCTAATCGGAACTTGTCTATTTGATTCCCACCACCATGTCTCTCCTAGCTCTAAAAATGCAGTTTTTTCTTCTAATGTCTTAATAGAATTAAGATCGTAGAAACTAGTTACGTACTGATCTTGATTTATTATTATGCCCACGTACTCTTCACTGCCGTAGTTTAATACGGACACAAAGGGTAGTTGTTCTTCTACGTTTTCTCTTAATTTTACCATAAATACATTAGAGGTTGCCGATGCAAAAAATTTCAACGTATTTATATAAGAACAGGTATCAATTGGTTGCTGATTTGGCAGGATTCTTAACGGAGTGGACTATTGTGTATCAACGACAAATAAAAATTTATAATGGTATCGATAATACCCTAGAGTTTGACATTAAGAATGCAGATCAAAAGCGTCTTACACTAGCAGTAATCAACAACGGAGATGTTGTAGAGATAACAGACATTGAGCTAAATGTTATGGATCAAGCGGGATACGCATTAACTAATAGTCCATATACATTAACTCCCAGTGCTACTGTTAAAGGAATTGCTACAGTAACTATTCCTCAGGAAGATTTAGTTGATCTCGAAGATCAGTTTTTAAGATTTAGTGTTACCGCTCAAAATAACGGTAACAATGTTATGCTCTACGGTGATACTAGATTTGGTGCTACCGGAACTATTGAATTAATCGGCAATGCTATGCCGTTAATTCGAGATTCAAAAGTGTATGATGATTTTTACGGTATCGGCGACTTTAATAATACTACTATTACCTACACTAGCAGTTCTATTCCGTTAAAATTTAGAGAGGCAACTCCGCCTACATTGGCCGAAATTGTAATTGCTCTAGATGAGCTTGACGGACTAGTTTGGGTAGAAGCAACTAAAGATACTGTCATAGGCAACGAATCCTTTACCTATAAAGGTACTAAATTAGAAAATCAAACAGTAACTTCAGTAGATACTACAATTACTTTTTCAGATATTGACATTTCTCAATATACATATATACGAGTAAACTACACCAAAAATCCAACAGTAACTACTGGAAAAGTTGTTAATTTTACCATTGACTTTTACAACGCTTGACAACCCAGTGGCAATTTGTTATAATAGGCTATGAGCCTAATAGTCGATACAGTTAGTCAATACTTACCTGCTAAAAGAAAACATACTCCCAGTGGTTGGATAAGTTTCAATGCGCCCTGTTGTGACGATCGTAGACAGCGTGGTGGATTTATTGTTAATGCAGGTGAAGCTATATCGTATCACTGTTTTAACTGTCAATTTAAAGCAAGCTGGCAACCAGGCAGACCTATAACTGCAAAACTGAAGCAGTTAATGAAATCTTTGCATATACCAGACGACGTTATAACTAAACTGTCCTTTGAAGCACTTAGACTTAAAGAAGACGGACCCAGTAAGATAGAAAATTTAGTGCCAACATTTTTACCTAGAGCACTGCCGCAGGATTCACATAGTTTAGATGCATGGTTAGGTATTATTGCTCCTGAACAAGAAGAAAGTTTTGCCAAGGTAGTTGAGTATGTTGTGAATAGGGGATACGATCCATTGAATCAACATTTCTATTGGACCCCAGGATTTGAAAACAGAGTCATACTGCCATTTACCTATCAAGGTCGTACTGTTGGTTATACTGCCCGTAAAATAACAGATGGTAATCCAAAGTACATCAGCGAACAACAACCCGGTTATGTTTTTAATCTAGACAATCAATTTGATGATAGGAAGTATGTAATTGTTACAGAAGGTCCGTTTGATGCTATTAGTATAGGTGGTGTGGCATTACTGGGTGCAGAGATCAAAGCAGGACAACAAATACTAATCAATCAACTGCAACGTGAAGTTATACTAGTGCCCGATAGAGATCATGCAGGATTAGAAACTGTAGAACAGGCAATAAAACTGGGCTGGGCAGTGAGTATGCCAGACTGGGCACCTGGTGTTAAAGATGTTAATGATGCTGTTAAGTTTTATGGTAAACTCACTACGCTATGGATCATAATGAATAATAAATTAAATACAGAGCTTAAAATTCGTTTAAGATTAAAAACTTGGATTAAAAAATGAAACTTATAAAATTTATCGTTTGGCCCTATACATGGGTAAAAGAAAAGATCATATTAAGAAGAAGGATGAAAGAATTACGGCGCCGTGATCCCTTCATTTACAAATGATTACTTGGGGTATTAGTGCCAATAGCCACGATGCCGCGTTGGCAGTATTTCATGACGAGCATATAGTATTTGCCAGCCACAGTGAAAGATTCAGTGGTAAGAAAAATGACGGAGATCTATGCAACGAGATGGTAAACTATGTCAAGACTAAATTTGGTGGCATGCCGGATCAAGTGATTTGGTATGAGAATCCTTATTTAAAAACTCTGCGTCAACTACGTGCTGGCCAAGGATTGATGTGGCCAAAGAACAACATAAAACAGTATCTAAGAGGGTATGGTATTATTGCTCCAATTAAATATACTCGGCATCATCATAGCCATGCGGCTGCTGGCTATTACACCAGCGGATTTGACGAAGCTTGTGTGGTAGTTATAGATGCCATTGGTGAGTTTACCACATACAGTATATGGCGGGGACGAGGTGATAAATTAAAATGCGTCTACACTATAGGATATCCTCACAGTCTGGGGTTATTCTACAGTGCCATGACACAGAGATGTTATCTTAAGCCCAATGAAGAAGAATATATTTTAATGGGCATGGCCGCCTATGGTGATGCTAATAAG